TAATGCTACCTTACATTGTAACAGTTGATCAAGATTCAGGAGAAGTTTTATCTATTTATCGAAATTGGAATCAAGGAGATCCACTTAGAAAAAAGAAACAATATTTTACTCATTACAAATTTTTACCCGGTCTTGGATTTTATGGTTTTGGTTTAATTCACATGCTTGGTGGTTTATCAAGAACCGCTACAGCAGCTTTACGTCAACTTATTGATGCAGGAACTCTATCAAACTTACCAGGTGGATTTAAAGCAAGAGGTCTAAGAGTTAGAGACGATGATGAAGCAATAAGCCCTGGTGAGTGGCGTGATGTTGATGCACCTGGAGGAAACTTACGTGACTCTTTGATGCCTCTTCCATACAAAGAACCAAGTGCAACATTATTTCAATTATTAGGTTTTGTAACAGAAGCAGGTAGACGATTTGCAGGCGTTACAGACATGATGATGGGGGAAGGTGGAAGTCAGCAACAACCTGTTGGAACTACCATGGCTATTTTAGAGCGTGGTATGAAAGTTATGTCAGCTATTCATAAAAGATTACATTATGCACAAAAAGTAGAGTTTAATTTATTAGCAAAAGTATTTTCAGAGTATTTACCTCCTGAGTATCCATACATGGTTGCAGGTGGAAATCAAACAGTTAAGCAAACAGACTTCGACGATAGAGTTGATGTCATACCTGTGTCAGATCCAAACATATTTTCTATGGCACAACGTGTTACACTTGCACAAACACAGTTACAACTTGCTCAGTCTAAGCCTGAGATGCATAATTTACACGAAGCATACAGAAGAATGTATGCAGCTCTTGGAGTTCAAAATATTGAAAAAGTATTGCCTCCTCCACCTCAACCTCAACCCAAAGATCCAGCCATGGAAAATGCAGGTGCTCTTGCAGCACAAAAACCAGTGGCGTTTCCCGAACAAGATCATTCTGCACATATTAGAGGTCATAGAGCATTCATGTCATCAAGTTTAGTAAGGCAACAACCTCCAATTATGGCAATGTTACAGGCACATATAACAGAACATGTTGGATTTATGGCTAGAAACATTGTACAAGAAGAGATGGGACCTGAAATAGAACAGATTATGCAAGAAACAGGAGGACAAATACCTCCTGAAATGCAACAACAGATTGAATCAAGAACAGAAAGTGCTGTTGCAGTTAAAATAGCTGAAATAATTGAACAAATGGTAGCTGAAGAGCAAGAAATGTTTGATGAAACAGGTTCAGATCCACTAGTTCAACTAAAACAACAAGAAATTGACTTAAAAAAGAACGATTTAGAGCTAAAAGCTATGCAACAAGGCGAAAAACAAGCTTTAGATGAGAAAAAACTACAACAAAAAGATTCTGTTGACAGAGAAAGAATGCAATCTCAAGAAGATATAGCTCAGTTAAAGGCAAATGTAGCTCTTGACAAAGCTGAAGGAGATCGCAATATGGATAGAAGTGAGAGAACACAAGATAGATTACTTAAAAAAGAACAACAAAGAGAAAATGTGGCTATAAAGCAGTCACAGATGAACAAGGATAGGATATAAAATGGCAAAATTATGTGCAAAAGGTAAAGCTGCAGCAAAACGTAAGTTTAAGGTTTATCCTTCAGCTTATGCTAACATGTATGCGTCTGCAGTATGTTCAGGCAAGGTAACACCAGGAGGTAAAAAGAACAAAAAAGCCGATGGTGGTATGATTGGTGATGGAAATAAGCTTTCACAAGCTAGAAAAAAAGTTTCTAACATGAATATTGGTGGTATTGCAAAAGGATGTGGCGCTGTAATGGAAAATAAAAGAAAATCAACTAGTTATTCATAATGTCTGGTCTTAGAGAGTGGGTTAATCAAAAGTGGGTTGATATAGGAGCTCCTAAAAAAGATGGTAAGTATCAACCATGTGGAAGAAAAAAAGGAGATGGTAGAAAATACCCTAAATGTGTTCCTTTAGCTAAAGCTCAAAAAATGAGTTCTTCTCAAAAATCATCAGCAGTCAAACGCAAAAGAGATGCAGGTAACCCAGGTGGTAAACCAACTAATGTTAAAACATTTAAAGCAAAATCAGGAGGGCTGGCTGTACGTGGTTATGGTATGGCTATGAGATAATGTCAAAGACACCTGCATGGACAAGAAAAGAAGGTAAAAGTAAATCAGGAGGATTAAATGCTAAAGGTATTGCTTCATATAGAGCTGCTAATCCTGGTTCTAAACTTAAAAAAGCAGTTACTAAAAAACCCTCTGAATTAAAAAAAGGATCAAAAGATTCTAGTAGGAGAGCTTCTTTTTGTGCTAGAATGAAAGGTATGAAAAAGAAGTTAACTAGTAAAAAAACAGCAAATGATCCAAATTCAAGGATTAATAAAGCATTAAGGAAATGGAATTGTTAATGAAAGATGATTATTTAAACAATCTTACTGCAGATATTATGAAAAAGGCCTATAAATTAGCCGAAGATAATACAAAGCATCCTGATGATTCAGTTTTCGTTGCGAATGCGTTTTTAAATACAGCAAAAATACTATATACTGAAGCACTCGGTGAAGATTTAACAAAAATGCTATTTAGACAAATAGTAGAACTAGGATTTGATGATCAACCAAGAACAATACACTAAGGAGTAGATGATGAATAAAAATGGAAAATATCCTTCCAAAGGAATGAATGCACTAGCATCAAAAAGACCTGACGTTGCTAAAAAAATAATGGGTTATGATAAAGGTGGTAATGTAAAAGTTGACGAAGTTATTAGAATGCCAAAAGAGATTCAAATACCTGGCATGATGGGTGGCGGAATGATGAATTATAAAGACGGAGGTCACGCTAAAAAAATGATGGGTGGCGGAATGATGAATTATAAAGATGGTGGTTACGCTAAAAAAATGATGGGTGGCGGAATGATGTATAAGGACGGCGGAGACGTTGAAGTTGTAGAACAAGGTGGCAAAGGCTACAAAAAAACAGTGAAGTTTAAATAATGTCAAACGAAAATTGTAACTGTAAAAATTGTGAACACTATTGCCATTGTGCAAATGATAGTGTATGCCCTATAACAGATTGCAATTGTAATAATTGTAAACACTAAGGAGGAAGTAATATGAAACTACTTAAAGATGTTTGGGGATGGATAAAAGAATGGAACGATTGGGGTATGTCAGACTGGATTAAAGCTGGTGTGGTTGCTGTAGTTGCTATAATTATTTTATCTAAAGTTATTAGCTAAATGCTATCCCTTTTATTAAAGCCATTGATAGGCGTTGCTAGCAACGCCGTCAGTGGATATATAGAAACTAAAAAAGCTAAGACAGAATTAAAACTTACAACTATAAAAGCAACTCAGAAGTTAAAAGAAGATCAAATCGCAGGCAAAGTTGCTTGGGAGGCTTCGGCAGTAGATCAGATGAAAGGGTCGTGGAAAGACGAGGTAAGTTTAGTAGTGTTACTTTTACCTGCCGTGCTAGTATTCACACCTTGGCAAGAACACATTCATAAAGGCTTTGTTGCCTTACAGGATTTACCATCGTATTACCACAATTTATTATACATTGCTATAAGTGCAAGTTTTGGAATAAAAGGTGCACAAGGAGCTGCAAAATTATTTAAAAAGTAACATATGGATCCAATAGAATTATTAGAATTTATAAACAAAACCATTAGAAATAAGAGACAAGATATCAGCGAAGTTATCTTGACAGGTGGTGCTCAAGACTATAATACTTATAGTAATCTAATAGGACAGTTAAAGTCATTAGATTATATTGAACAAGAAACACAAGATTTCTTGCAAAAAAGGAGAATAAATGTCGAAGAGCACAAAGATACCTGACAGAGTTTTAAACTTTGATAAAGGTGCGACTGAAGAAGTCAAACAAAAACAATTAGATCCCGAAAATATAAAAGATAAGCTACCTAAACCAACAGGTTGGAGAATAATTATATTACCTTACAAAGGTACAGGTAAATCTAAAGGTGGTATTATTTTATCAGATCAAACAGTAGAAATGCAATCAGTAACTACTACATGTGGTTATGTATTAGCAGTGGGTCCTGATGCTTATAAAGATTTAAACAAATTCCCGGAAGGTCCGTGGTGTAAAGAGAAAGACTGGGTTATCTTTGGTAGATATGCAGGTTCTCGTCTTCAAATTGAAGGTGGAGAAATTCGTATTTTAAATGATGACGAAATTTTAGCAACAATCAGTAATCCTGAGGATATACTGCATTTATATTAACATGGAGGAACCATGCCTGAACAAGCAATAAATACGACATTCGAAGAGCCTGTAGTTAATGTTCCTACAGAAGGTGATAACGTTGATGTTGAAGTAAAACAAGATGATAAGCCTGAAGTAGAGATACAAGAACCACAAGCCAAAGAAGGTGAGTTAGAAGATTATAGTGATAAAGTTAAAACTAGAATAGCTAAACTTACAGGAAAACTTCGTGAGACTGAAAGACGAGAAGAAGCTTCTTTTAAATACGCAAAGCGTGTTGCAGAAGAAAACAAAAAGTTAAAAGCTGAAAAAAACAGTATAGATGATAGCTATATTGATGAGTATAAAGCTAGAACAGAGATTGAAACAGCTAAAGTCAAGGATGACTTACAAAGAGCAATTGAGTCTAATGATGTTGAAGCACAAGTGTCAGCACAGGCGTCTCTCGCTAACTTAGCTATTGACAATCAAAGGGTTTTAGCTACAACTGAAGCTAGGAAAGTTTCTAAAGAAGAGGAAATTCAACAAGAAATACCTGTTGAACAACCTCTTAAACGTAAAGATCCTAAGGCAGAAGCCTGGGCCGAGAAAAACACTTGGTTTGGTCAAGACGAAGCAATGACTTATGCTAGTTTTGGTGTCCATAAAAAAGTAGTTGAAGAAGGCTTTGATCCGAACTCAGATGATTACTATTCTGAGATTGATTCTAGGATGAGAAAAGAGTTTCCCCATAAATTTGATGGGGTTCAAAACACAGGCGCTACAAAGCCCGTTCAATCTGTAGCATCTGCTGGTCGCTCAACAGCGCAATCATCTGGACGCAAAACAGTTAGACTAACCCCGAGCCAAGTTCATATCGCCAAAAGACTTGGAGTACCTCTGGAAGAATACGCTAAATACGTGAAGGAGTAATAGCAATGGAAGATAATACAACCAAGAAGACCTCACGCACTGATAATTCTCGTGAAAAAACAAAGAGAAATCAACCTTGGCGCCCACCATCAAGCTTAGAAGCGCCTGAAGCACCGCCAGGATTTAAACATAGGTGGATTAGAGCAGAGACTCTAGGTACAGACGACAGGAAGAACATGGCCGCAAGACTAAGAGAAGGTTTTGAGCTAGTTCGAGCTGACGAATACCCAGACTTTGCCGCTCCAACTATTGATAATGGCTCGCATGCAGGAATTATAGGTGTAGGTGGATTAGTGCTTGCTCGTATACCTAACGAGATTGTTGAATCAAGAGCAGAGTATTTTGCCGAACAGACAAAAACTCAAGAAGAAGCTGTTGATAATAATCTTTTTAAAGAGCAGCATCGAAGTATGCCCATCTCTTCTGAAAGGAATAGTAGGGTTACTTTTGGTGGTGGTAGAGGAAATAAGAAGTAATTCTTAAAATGCCTCCTATCACTATAACTTATAACAACAATAAAAACCTAACTGGTTTTATAGGAGGACTTAACCATGGCAAATAACGATGCCCCTTTCGGGTTTAGACCTGCAAAGATGATTGGTGGAGCAGCATTTAATGGTGGCCAAACAAGTTATGGAATTGCAAGTGAATATAATACAAATATATTTACAGGCGATGCAGTTGAATTGCACACTGACGGTACAGTAACCGTTGGAGCAGCAGCAGCTACTAACTTAATAGGCGTATTCAACGGATGTTTTTTTACTAATTCCGCAGGAGAACCTACATTCTCAAAACACTGGCCTGCTAGCACAGTAGCAACTGATGCAGTAGCCTTTGTAATAGACGACCCAAACGTGGTCTACGAAGCACAAGAAGATAGCACAAATATTGGAGCCTCATGGCCTGCCAATAGAGGTTCTAATGCTGATTTAGTATCTACTCACGCAGGTAGCACAGCAACAGGACGTTCAAAGCAAGAGCTAGATTCAAGTTCAATTACTGCTGCTACAGCACAGTTTAGAATCGTAGATGTTTGTACAACTGAAGTAAACAATGACACAGCAAGCGCAAATGGAAACTATCTCGTTAGAATTAACGAAGGTCTTCATTATGCTAATACTGCTGGTATCTAATAGGAAGGACTAATAGATGGCTATATCAAGAAGTCAACTTGTCAAAGAGTTGGAACCTGGTCTTAATGCATTATTCGGTCTAGAATATGCAAGATACGAGCAGGAATGGGCACAGATATTTGATGTCGAAAGTTCAGACAGAGCTTTTGAAGAAGAAGTCGAATTATCTGGGTTCGGTTCAGCACCAGTGAAAGCTGAAGGAGCAGGCGTACAATTTGACGATGCTACAGAAGCTCACACTAGTCGCTACACACATGAAACAATTGCTTTAGCATTTGCGATCACTGAGGAAGCAGTAGAGGATAACCTTTACGATAGCCTTAGCTCTAGATACACAAAAGCTCTAGCACGTTCAATGTCTAACGCTAAAGAAATTAAGGGTGCAAACATTTTAAACAATGCTTTTAACTCTTCTTTCACAGGCGGTGACGGTGTTGAACTTTGTTCAACTGCACACTTAACAGTGTCAGGTGGTAACTACGCTAACGAACTATCAACATCTGCTGATTTAAACGAAACATCATTAGAGCAGTCATTAATTGACATCGCAGGCTTTATTGACAATCGTGGTTTAAAAGTAGCAGTAAAACCTACTAAGATGATCATTCCGGTCAATCTTCAGTTTGTTGCAGAAAGACTTATGAAGAGTCAATTAAGAGTTGGCACATCAGATAATGATCTTAACGCTATCGGTAACATGGGAATGATCCCTGGCGGATACGTTATAAATCATTACTTAACTGATACCGACGCATTCTTCTTAAAGACAGATGCACCAAACGGTCTGAAGCATTTTAATCGTTCACCGATTAAAACTTCAATGGAAGGTGATTTTGATACTGGTAACGTAAGATACAAAGCTAGAGAGAGATATTCATTTGGATTCTCAGACCCTAGAGGTATTTTCGGCTCACCAGGAGCATAA